AAGTATTGTCAACTGCATCATAGACAGGAGATGTAATTACATAGGGTCTAGGTAGATTACCCGGATGCCCTACTGTACCACCACCAGTGATGGTTCTATCATAAGTAGCCATAAATTAATCCTCCCTTAATCTAAGCTAACAACAGCACGACACATTGCTTCAGGTCTAAGTACCTTTCGACCAAACACGTGAAGTCCTCTAACTACGTCAGAGAAACTTTCTGTTGATCGAACTACTTCAGTCTTTGCAATATGAGATGCAGTAGCAGTTGAAGACATATGTCCAGCTAATAGGATGTTTTCAGAACCATCAGTAGCAAGACCTGATAATGTTACCTCATCAGTACCAGCAGTTGAATTTAATGCTGTAGTCTTATAGCATGAAAATCCTGCAATGTTACCGAGAGACACAAGACCATTTCTTAATGGTGATGTCTGATCGCCTGTTACCTGAACTTCGGCAAATTTTGCACCTGCTGAGAATAGATGCTTATAGAATAATGGTGGTGCAACAAACCATCTGTTTTCTTCTGGAACAGATTGATCGTCTAATGCACTTGCCATTACAAGCATAGTATTTACAGCAGTATCTCCCGGAGTAGTTGCACCACCAATATCAAGAGCAGAACCTAATGTTCCGATACCTGAAATTTGTTTTGTGGTAGCACCTGATTCGCCAGTTAGACCTGCGTTAGTTGCCATTAGATCTAAAACATTCGCATCATACTTTCTCTTGAGAGAGTATGCACCAGATGATGTTGCCAATGCTTCAAAGTTAACGTGTGACTGACGCTCTTCAATGTCGTCAATCTTAAACGCAAATGCGTTTGCTTGGTCAACAACCATAGTAATTTGGTCGTCTGCCAAGTCTTGAGTGTTAACCACAGCACCTCTTGTGTAAGCAGATACTGTAATTGTCGGTTCTTTGATAATATTAACCGTATCGCCAAAGTTCTCGATTTCGCCAGCATAGTCTGTATTAGTTATATCTTCTACAACCGATGCTCTGCGAAAGAATTTAAGAACTTTTTGGCTAAAAATAGACGGTGTAAAATTACCACTAGGCAGGTTACCGTGACCTGCAGCTGAATCAAAAGCCATCGCTTTTCCCCTTTAAAAGTTGTTAAAATTAAGAATTAAAATCAATACGACCTTCTATTCTAGCTAAATCAATGTCTTTTTCAAAACGTTCAAACTCCTGTGCTTTGAGTCTAGAAATCTCAGAAGCTTTCCATATGCGTTTACCAGCGTTAGAATCAACAGTTACCTCTCTTGCTTTTGCAGGAGTTATTGCTGATGCTGCAGTTGGTTTTACTGCTTTTGGTTTTTTAACAATACCAGCATCTACTTTGTAGAGGTCTATAACTCTAGATGCCCATAAAGCATCTGTGTTGTTTTTATATATACCATCTGCTAAAGATGCAGGTTGTGTCTCTAACCAATCAAGAAACTTCTTGTCTTTTCTAATGTCATCAAAATCAGGATGCTTTCTCAGTAGTTCTTCATAAGCTTTCTGAACAACCAAATTCTTTTCACGTTCACGAATTGTTTCCAACTCTTTATGAAGTTCTTTTGATTTTTCTTCGGCTTGTTGATGAGCAACAGTCTGTACAACTGCATACACATCTGGATATTCTGTTTTAAATTGTTCCAACTCTTCTGGAGTTTTTGGCATTTGAACATTAGTTTTTTGAGTTACAGATTCTTTTATTGCGTTTTCTAATTCGCTTTTTTCAGTCTTCCATGTCTCAAGCTTTTGATCATAATGCTTTTTTAAATCATCATATCTTTTTTTAAAGTCAACTTCGTCAGCTTGTTTTGACTCAACGAAACTTGTATTTTCTTTTACCGTAGCTGCTTCTTCAGCAGGGGGTGTCTCTACTTCCTGTTCTTCATCATCTTTGTAAACGTCTTTACGATATGCATTTCTGTACAGGTTTTCGTTATTTATAGTTCCAAAGGAATCATTGTTTTTATTAGCTCTGTGGCCGCTTGGTTTTTTTGCCATGATAATTCTCCTTCTAGCAGTGCCACATGGCTTGGGGTGGCTGCTCGGTTATGTAGGGCTGCATTATTGCAGGTAGCTACGTTAATTTTAAACGGAGTTAATATTGTAAAGAAGGTCTGTTTTGTAAGTATGTTCCAAACATACCTTGTCCACTTAAATCAACTTTATCGTCTAAAAAACTGGGTTGTGCAGATTTCTTCTGTATCCTTTCAGCAGGAGTTTCTGGTCTAGATACAGGTAACTCAGGTCTATATATATCTTGGGGAGAAAAATAAATATGTTGTGATCCTTTTCCTCTCATATAATATATAGGCACATAAGTTCTATCTGCTACTTTATTCTTGAAATCTTCTGAGGTAGAAGCTTTTGGATTATAATAAAACAATGCTCCACCTGTAAAATCTTTTCTTTTTCCTGCTAACACATCTCTTGCCATGTCAACAGTTTTCATATAATTTCTGTATGCTTGTGGGTTTGTTACGAGTTCGGTTACGTGTGTTCGCAGATCAGCAAACCCATCTTGTCCTTTTATCTCAAGCCCTGTAAATTGAAATGCACCACCAGCAGTTTGTCTGTTCAGTACATCTTTTACATTAAACTGGCTTTTAAAATCTTGATAGTCAGAGTTTATTCTGTTATTTACAACATGCATTACACTCTCAAGTCCTTTTTCACCTAAAATACTGGCTTCTGTAATGGCTGTTAAAGCTAAAGCTTCCTCATCAGACATTTGATTTAAAAACTCTTTTGTTGTTTTTCTTGCAGGTTCAGGTCCTCCGGGAAACTTTTCTTTTATTGCTTCATACAAATTAAGCAACCCAGCACTAGGTCGAGTAGCAGGAAGATTAATTTCTCCCCCATTTGCGTATCCATCTAAAAACCCACCTGATGCTGCAACTCGTCTGTCAACCTCTGATTTGCCTTGATCATTAAATTGATTTAATGTGTCGTATCCAATAGTTTCAGCAAGAGGTTTTTTAACAAGGAACTCACCTTTAGATGCTAACACATCTCCAGATTCATCCATACCAACTCCTGAAATATCTCCAACTTCAATACCTTTTTCTCGTGCCTTTTGTAATCCTGCAGATATAATCTCGTTAAATCTTTGTGGATCTTTTTCTATTGCTGCGGCATTGATCATAAAATCCCCATCATCAGAATCTATTGGATAATCGTCAGCCACACTCTGTGCGTCTGTTACCTGATCTGGGTTCATTCCACCTATAAAGCCACCAGTGTTATACGAAAAATCGTCTACATCTTCATACAGATCTGCAATACCTTTATCATCTGGAGTCTCATACTGTTTTGCCGCTTCTTCTCTGTTTCGTTGTCTTTCTTCTGCTTCTTGCTCCTCAGTTCCCCTTACTTCATCTTCAGTATCACGAATTACTTGTTCAGGTGAAACACTTGCATCAACTCTATCATAATGAGATTTAAGATATTGATCATTATTTGCTTGCATTGCATCCATAAGATTAAATCTATCTTGAGCATTTGTGGTATCATACACATTTCCATCTAAAACAACCACATCAGGAACGTTTCCAACAAAAGTGCGTTTTTTTCCTGTAGATGATCCTGTAAGAGACTTAACAAGTGCAGATGTTTTTTCACCTAAATCTGTTTCAGAAAAAGATAAACCAACGTACCTGTTTGTTGCTGGATCAAATACTACACCGACTCCACCTTCTTTCCCATTACTTTTCATTATTTGTTGGATATTTTTTGCATGAGCGTTATCATTAAATTTATCTAATGCTCCAAATATACTTACTTTTCCAAGCTTACCTAATGAATCAAAAACACTGTCAACATCTTTTCCTGTAACAAATTTATTAATTATAGAATTAACAGATTTTTGATCACCTGTAAATTCTGGTAATTGTTGTCCTACTACTTGCCCTTGAATTGTATATTTACCCTTGAGCCTATCTTGCATCCTTATTTTATTTGCTGCAGCAATTTCTTCTGCAGATCTTTCTTGTCTTTGAGGTTGCATTGCTGTAGTACCTGTTGGTTGTGGTACAGGATCTGGTGTGGGTTCTTCTTGCCCCATATTTTTTAACATGTCACTATACATACTAGGGTATAGTGATTTAAAATACGTATGAAAAAAACTATATTGATTTGTTTTATAGTCAGTTCTAAAATCTATTGGTGGAAATGGTATAAAATTCATCAGTTATCCTTTAATTTTTGTGCGGCCATATACTCACTCTTCAACCCTTTGAGGGTTTCCAGTAAACGAAGCTTCCCCTGCAGTTGGCGCAGCTCCGACTCCAGTGGGGCTGCCATCAACGCTTGCACCGTCATTTCTGTTAGGTGCTGGAGGTGTTCCTCCAGTGCCACCCATGCCTGTTGGTTGTTGACCAGTGGGCTGAGCTTGCTGGCTTGCTGTTTGTTGAGCATTTTGTAACCCCTTTAATAGTTCTGCATATAGTTGTGCTTCGTTTAAATTATTTACTAAGCTGTCAGGATCAATGTCCTGTGCGATAGCTAACTCTCTCATTAAGTTTGGCAACTTAATAAATGGTGCTAACATTGGATTAGATACAGTTTGCAACAACGCTGTTAGTCTTTGACTTCGTACTTCTTTCTGCATTATTGAGTTTGTACCACCGGGCTTTATTTCTAAATCGCCTTGTATTTCAGGTGTAGTGTCATTAAACTGCATGTTCCACTGAAAGTATGCTTCACCTAATGGCTTGAGCATATAATCATCTATGTTTTTTATAACAGTTTTCATCGACAGGTTTGCTCCACCCATCAACATAGATAGCCCTGCAGCAGTTCTTCCTGTTCCTGTTACACCTGTTTGTCCGTGTAGTATAGAAGGTATACCAGTTTGTTCATCAGCCAGTTGTCGGCTTATCTGATACATCTGTAAGTTTTCTGGTGCTGTGTTTGGAAACTTTAGTCCATTGATAGCTGTT